CCTCCCTTGGGTAAGCCTGCCTTTAGGTTTACCACCAATCAAACGTCCACTCTTCTCTAAGATAGCTGTGTGGGGAATAGGCTCAAACATGAGTGACCTAAATGGCCATGAAGTCTCATCAATATATGAAGCAAACATCTTGTCGGCATCATCGAACCCATTCTTTCTCGTGATGCGTACTTCCAGATCCTCACTTGCCATAGTGTAGTGGCCATGGAGGTCGGTAAATAACTTAGTTTCAGCCGGAGTACCTCTAATAATTAACTCTTTTGTCATTTTGCCAATAAAAAAGACGGGGTTTCCCCCGCCCTTCAGATGCAATCTTAGTTGCGTTGCCTCTATTATATCACCTATGCCACAGAGTCAAGTTTTATACTTAAATCTTCACCTTGCTCTCTCACTTGGACATTCATTAGTTCTTTTTGGACATGGACTATCACCTGTCCTTTACCAGTGCCAATAATTAAATTGTGAATTCCTCTAACTATTTGAGGTAGGACTCTAGCATTTACTTTGGTTTGCTCCAGGAATCTTAGAAGATCATAGATATACTCATAGGGAATCTGGGTATCTGGAAATAATTGGGTAAACAACATCTCTGCCATGACATCATTGTTGCTTCTCTCTATGTCGTAGAGTCCTTGTTCTAAGGTAGGAAGTGAATTAATACTCATATTCTCCACTTATTCTCTAAACCAGAGTTTACATTGTCCCACTCACCGCTTGACTTCTTGTAACTGACTGCAAAGTATCTTAAAGCATCCATAGCATGATCATTTGCTTTTTCAGGTACATCTGGTTCATTTAAGTCTTGGGCTTGTGTGACACTTTTTTCTTTCCAGCGGTAGGTTTCAAATTCTTTAATAAGGTTGGTACAGGATGAAAAAACAAACAGAGATGGCAATCCGGACTGTGGAATGTTTGGTCCATTGGATATTCTTGATGGAATAGACAATACTCTCCCCGGAGTAAGTTTGAGCTTCTCTGAGACTTTTTCGATTCCAAACCTGACCCATGAGTTGAAGTTTGTTCCTGTTTCTTTGTTGGCTGGGGTGATGTAGATACCCCTTTGGGCAAACTCTGTAATCCATTGGGCACCAGAAGGGTCTCCGTAGGTCGCAACAATAGGGGTTTTTCTCTTAGCGTTAATTGATCCAGCGTGATAATCGATGCCACTCTTTGTTTCGTAATGTTCGTCACAAACGTACCAGTTGTCGTCTCCGTCAACAGCAATCCAAAGGCATGCAGTCGGGTTTGTGGATCCGAAATCAATCGCTCTATAGACTTGAAACTCATCAGGTAGGGTGAATCCTTCGATGACATGGACTTCTCTTTGGAACTCCTTGTAAACCAAGCCCGTATACTTCCTAAAGTCTGCCATATACTCTTGCTGGAAGTTGTCATCAGTAAGCTCTTTCTTGGCTTGGTCAATTTCTTGTTTGGGTATGTATGGGTTTTCATAACTTGTAAACTTAAAGCTTTTGTATATTCCTTCTACTTGACCTTCTTCAAACAATTCGTAGAAATGGTTGAAACCTTTGGCGTACTGATGAATATAGCTGGTGCCTCATAGTCTGTAAGCGTCGCTCGTAGTACCTCTTGCCATAACCAGCCCCAATTACGAATCGAGGCAACTTCATCAACAACCAGTCCCCGCAATTTAACACCCCTAAGAGAATCAGGATTTTCAGCTGATTTAAGTTGTATCTTAGAACCGTTAATAAGCTCCACTGAAAGCTCTGCCTCATTTTTCTTAGAGACCAACTTCTGAGGAATGTAGTGTTGTATCCCTTGCCAGTGTATTTGTTTAGCTTGTACATAAGTTGGTGCGACTATCCAATATAAACCTACTTCTTGACTGGCCCAGCTAATAACTTGTAATTGAGCGAATGTACTTTTACCACTTCTTCTACCAGCACAGATAACTCTAAATCTATGTTTATCATTCCATGCTTGTGATTGCCAGACATTAAGTTTTACTTCCATCAGTGACAATAACTAAACCTTCTCCATCTTTACCTGTTAATTCTTGTCTGGTTACCTCTATCATTCCATGATTAGCTTTTAAGAATAAAGCAACAATACTTGCATTTATCTCTTTACCTCCAAAGATGCCTATTTCAGTTAAGAATTCTTTTTGTCTTGTCATAATTAAGGTAAGGGTGTCAGAAAACTCTGGATATTCTTTAGCCCATTGGTAAGCAGTTTCTCTACTTATCCCAATCTTTAGACACAATCCTTCTATTGTGGGTATTTTCATGTTTTGGGGAATCGCTTCACTTAGGTACTCTTGTATTTTGTCTTGTAAGTCTGAAGTATATTTTGTTGGGCGACCACCAGGATGTGTCATTTGAGTTATAGTATACTACTAATCTTTAGTCTTGCATTTACATACACTACTTAACTTAGGTAAATTGTGTCCGGGGGTTGAGATAGTCCCTTTACGAAGGTGACAAACTGGACAAACCCTTCCCCACTTTTTCTCAAATTCAGTTAGTTTTCTTTTCATTCCTTACCTTCTTCGGCATACTCCGCCAAATTCTTTTGATCCAGTAACTTTGATAATAGGCAATCATTTCATCATTTTGTTCATTAAAGGGTATTCCTCTGTCTGTAAAAATTCTTTTCACCAAATGCAAACACTCATGGGCCAGACAGTAATAATCTTTGTTGGACTGCAAGGTGATTAAATATCTAACCTCTTTACCTTTCTTGGTTATTTTCTCCTGAGTCTCGGTTGAACCAGACAACTCACCCCTGACGGGATCACCAATTTTGACTACTACATCTGAAAACAAGACTGGTTCGTAAAACTTCTTCATTTTGCCTCCTGTTTGGATCTCTTTTCAAGTTCTTCCTCATCTTTGGTAGCCTTGATAAACCCCTTGTAGGCTTTTTCACCATCAGAGACCAGTAAGTAGTAAGCCAGTCTCATGTCCTCCAAGTGTTTTTTACAAGCACCCAGTCCTCTAATATCTAAGTCAGGACTAAAAATCCATTTGGCCTTTTTCCCACATATCTCACAAAGTTGGAATGTAATCGTGCCTTTTCCTTTAGTTGATATTGCCGTCATATTTTTAGTTTTGGAAATAAGTGTGGATATTTTATTAAGAGTTTCTTCAAAAGTTTATGACTTGGCATAAATTCATCAGCAATTTCTTCCCAGAGTTCATTATGAGATTCTCTTTGGGTAGTAGAGATTAACTTATCTAACATTTCATCCATGTAACCCACACTCCAAGCATGACATTCAGTAATTATTCTTTCTTTTAGACTTTGTGATATGGTCATGGGTTTACCTCTTTGGGTAGAGGAAAGTAAAGATTTTATAGTTTCGTTCAAAGTTCTCATTGCAGAACCAATTCCCCCTTCGTTATATAGAGGTTTGTTTGGATCGCTACCATTGTATCCATAAACCATATTAGCTATAACTGTAACGAAAGCTCTTAATTGTTTCTTGTCCATCTCTCTATTCTTATTTAGTTTTAGTGATTTCATATTTTTCCTTTCTCTTTGAGAACTCAAGATGGGCGGGTACGTTCGGGAAAAGCTTCTCTGCTGTCTAAGTGTAGCCTAAGGATTAACTATCGTCAGCTTTGAACTCCTCTCCCCATACCCGACCACCTTCAATTCTCAAGGTACATTTTGAAAACTTAATGTAGGGGGTAAGGATTTCCGTTTGTCACCTTACTTGGGATTGCCTATCCGTATCCGTTTCACCCTCGGCCCGATACGCACCTTAGCATTGGTTAGTCTAAGCCTAGCGTCTATTACCAGCTTTCGCTACGTCTATTCCGCCACCCCTACACTAAATCTTCAAAACTATTAAGGTACTAACTCTCTTTCTTCTGCAAAGCGAGACTACACCTCATTGTCTTTTGTTCCTAAATCTATCTTCTCCATTTCTGCTGGTGATGGCCTGTAGGTAATGACAAATCCGCTTGTTTCTTTGTCGTCAAATCTTACATCTCCGTACCATGACATAAAATCATTACTCACACCAGCAATCAGGCGAGATAATTTACCCGCAAATCTTTCTTCTTCATTGTCTTCGGTTTGTAACTCTAATCTGTTGTTCCTAAATTGAACTTTCATCCCTTCTCACCCCCTTCCACCTTCTTCCCTTCCTTTGAGTTAATTATTTCGTTTTCTATTGGTTCTAATTTAGACATATTTAATTTTTGAAAAGCTGGTTTTCTTTACTCCGTAGTCATTTTCCATTTGAATTAGCCAATCTTTGACCCATTCAATGTAAGATTCTATTGGTTCTATGGGATTAGACATGAAATTGTTTTCTTAACCTACTTAAAAACTCAAAATTTAGTATCCCCCGCTGTCTTTCTTCATCAGCCAGCCTCTCAGAAACAGATTTCGTATCTTGGATAGCCTTCTGTAACTCTTCGTCAGTCATGTTTTCTATTTTTTTCATTTAGTCCCTTTCTTTTGGGAGTCCTTAATTAACTGATATTTTACTGGTTTGAGTTTGCCACTAAAGAAGTCATCCCAGTATTTTGTTTCTGAGTGGTAGCCACGTCTTTCCATTTCCCGACAGACAGCACACCTAAGAACGTGGTAATCACCCCACTTTATTACT